GAGCGACAGTTATGGCTGAGAATAATGCTGTACTGAGACTCCCAGGTTTCCGAAGCCGAGACCAACCGGCTTTCGAAGTGCCCCCCCGACCCAAAAGTCCTCCGAGACAATCTTTGGAGGAGGTCAACCGGCAATGGAACGCATTACCATCGCGTTCTGTTACCGGTGACCGAAATACAGCACCAAATCGGCTGTATTTTTTGGGTGCCCCGCAGATCCAGCGCAGAGGGTTTGTTTATTTCAATCCCAATGTGTCTGTCAGTGTCTACGATCAGCGGATAGGGCAAATACGTCGCCCCCAATGGCGGCCCACAGTTTGGGCAGCCAGAGGGATATCCCCGATATTGCGACGGCCTCCACAAATGGAAAATGTGGAGTTAGTTCCGGGCCTAGAGCCCGAGCTGGAGCAGCCAGCAGGACACGAGCCACAACATCGGCCGGAAGTCCCCCCAGTCGAGCTGGAAGTAATTCCGGTTCCTGTCCTGGAGTTGGTTCCACCAAGAGACGCGACAACCCAGGATGGTTCAGGACTGGCAGTTTTACATGCCAATCAACAGTACCTCCCACTGATGCCACCTGCACCCGAATATCAAGAACAGGGAGTCCAGTGGGAGGAGGTCAACCCCACCAAAATTGTCGATGCAATTGTGCAGACTGTCGACGTAGACGAAGACCTTGCCCCGACTGCGCCTCCACTGCCTACGCCAGAAGAAGAAATGGCAGAAGTAGAGGCCGAGCGTATGGAGCTGTTTAAACAAAAACGGCCAGTTCCTGCGTATTGGGGCCTGTCTAGTGTCGACAGCTACAATTGCCAACCTAACAAGGAGTTTTCCCACCTCCCCAGATTTCGCCCCCAGCTCGTCTCATTTCCAACCAAACAATCAGGCTGGAAGCGATTCAAGGAAGCTTTCCGTGAATCATGCGACGGGTTTTTACAACTATTGCCTGGCTATAAAAGTGCCGGTAAAGTGGGCGATTTCTACATCGAGATGGATTTGTACTCCCACCTCCTCTTGGAGATGGCTTTTTGCAATCACACCAGCAAAAGCCTTCTCATGTTGAAGACTAAAGCCAGACGTTATCTAGCAGGCTTTGATTGTTCCATGATTCCATCATGGCAATATTATCGTATGATCTTCAACACTTGTGTCGCAGCATATTATACAGCTGGACAAGCCCACACCCTTATTAACCAACATATCCTCAATTCGGGTGTGGTTGAAGCCTATGAGGAGGCTTTAGGTAAGTATTAGGGACGCGCCCTAGGGGGATCGCTGCATTTGATGTTGGCAATGTGTGTGAAACATCAGGCTTTGAAGCAATTATCTCCAAATGCAAGGATACTCCTAGGGCCTCGGCAGCGTTGCACAAACAATACTACGTTTGTGCTTAATAATGCATACCCTGGTACCTATCAGGTACACACTCACGCAAGTTGTATATGCAACGAGACTCGGGCGTTGTTTAACCGCCACCTCGTTGATCGCAGCCATATAGGCTTTGACAAGTCTTACTTCCAACGAATGGCGCGGAAGGTTATGCGTGAGTTGCCAGTAACCGATATTCCACCTTGTAGTTACTGGAACATCATAAATGGGTATGCAGGTTCCAAGAGAAATGCCTATATGAGAGCCTATGACAATATTAAGTTGCACAGGTTTGACAAGCGTTGGACGTATGTTAAGATGTTTGTCAAGCCTGATAAGTATCCTGAAGATGCCTGTCGAGATAAAGCGCCCAGGGCTATCCAATATCGAAGCCCTGAGTTTAATCTACTATTGGCCCGTTATCTTAAACCAATAGAGGAGGAGTTTTACTCCATGTTATCTCCAGGCGGATTCCGGTTTGTTGCTAAGGGGCTTAATAATGTCGAACGGGCAGAGCTATTGAAATCCCAATCAGATACTTTTAATGACCCCTGTTATGTATTATTGGATCATTCTGCATTTGACTCCACTATTAATGAATGTCATTTGCGAACAACGCATAAGTTTTATTCAAAAATGAATCAATCTAAATTTTTACAATTTTTACTTCATTTTCAAATACATAATAAGGGATTTTCTAAACATGGCATTAAGTACAATATAAAAGGTACTCGTATGTCTGGGGATTATGATACAGCTCTAGGCAATTCTTTTGTGAATTACGTCTGCCTACGATCATGGCTACGTATCAATAATGTGCGTGGCGAGATCATATTGGATGGGGATGACTCCATATTGACTATTGAGCGCGCTAACTTGGACCGTATGAATTTTGATCATTTTGCTAAATGCGGGTTTGAGACTAAGATGGAGGTTGTTTATAGCCTATCTGAGGTTGAATTTTGCCAAAGTAAGTATCTACCCACTACTCCCCCTCGCTTCTCCAGAAATCCTGTTCGAGCCCTATCACGCCTTAACATTTCATTGCGTGATTACCACGGTAGTGGTTGGGCACGGTACCAGGCTGGGGTCGGTCGAGGTGAGATGGCAGTCAACCAGGGAGTCCCCGTATTGTATGCAGTAGGTAAGAAATTGGCATCACTTCACAATAGACCTATATATGATTCTGATACTGCGTACAAGGTTCAAGTTACAATTACTGACCTCCCCATCACCGATGAGGTCAGGATAGCGTACTACAATGCTTGGGGTATAACACCTACTGAGCAAGTCAAAATTGAGTCTAGTTATACCCCGTATATAAGAGCGCGCCCATCTGAGTTGATACAAGCATTCTTGAGTTTACCTAGTGATGCCACGTCGGTCACGATCTAGAAGTAATGGAGTTAGTCTCCAAGCTCAAGTTAATCGACTCACACAGATGGTGCAGAATATGTCCACGACCAGGCGCTCCCGCAGCAGACGACGTCGGAGTCAAACACCTTCTTCGGCGATTGTTCAAGCTCCTGCTGCGACCTCGAGAGCTATTAGCCGAGGTCGCTCGCCTGCTGCTGGTCGTGGTCCAAATACACTTCGCCCTTCTTCAACAGGGACTATTAGGATAACTAATAGAGAAGTGTTTGCGACCATCGCCCTCCCTAAGGAGCAGGCGACTTGGGGTGGCAGTTATACAGTTAGCGCTTCTACTGGGAGCGCTTTTCTGTCTAAGTTAGCTGCCCTATTTGGACGGTACCGCTGGTTGTCTCTCGACTTTGAATATGAGTCGATGGTAGCTTCCAGCACGGATGGTGTTGTGGCCTATGGTTTAGATTGGGGTTGTACACCTATCACCCCTGCTGCCACCGGTACAACTTTGGCCAAAGTTACATCTCTCAACCCATCCATATCACATCCCCTGTGGCAATCGAATGTCCGACTCCCAAGACCGCCCTCAGGCCGGCTTAATGCACGTGCCTGGTATGATACAGCGGCTACGACGCCTCTGGAGATATCATCGCTTGCGACGATGTGGTTTTATATTGCGTCGTCAGCTCCAGAGAGCGAGAAGAGTTTTGGGACGTTATGGATCACGTATTCGGTCGAGCTTCAGGGACCTCATGTATGAGGAGATTCCCCCGGACCCGCACCCACACCGTGCCCAAGTAACTTTAAGTATGACAGTGAGTTGATTGTGGTATGGCTGAAAAATGTTTATTCATTTCAGTTTTATTATCCACCACAACAAGAGCCCCCTTGGGATTTTGTGAGCTATTTTCAACCAGACTCCAGATTTCAAGAGTTTCCAGAAGCTACGGGCTCCTACTTTGGTAGTTTGAAGCTAGATAAAGCTTATACACCTAATTATCTAGCATCCTCACTGTCTAATGCTTGGGTTTCACCTGACAGCCTTCGCATGGATGTCTACGGTACGGCTGCGGGCCCTGGGGGTTATGACCGTACAGGATTTAAGTTTAAAATCCCTGACCCATTTGAGATCTCAAATGCTCCACCTTTTAGCGCCATTTCAACGCTCAAGGTGTTTATAAATCTCACCCACAGATCTATGGAGCATCCAGAAACAACTGACTATGAGTTTACTACGACTGCTAACTTCATAGTTGCTCCACAAACCATCACATGCCCAACATATACTGTGTTGAAGCCTAACCAACAGCGCAGTTTGATGGTTTGTAACGTTATACATGGTGAGTATGAGCAGGGTTCAGTACCAACTAGGGATAACTATATCCTGTGTGACTTATCGTGGAAGGATAAGACCGGCGTCAAACCTCTGGCAGCTTATGGTAGCCTCCGGTTTGAGGCCCACTATGTCGTCAATTCCTCCACAGTATCCCCTATAACATCAGTGACAAACCCAGCTGATCGTCCCTTGGATCTTAGGACTGGGCTACTAGGGCCAATGTCGCCAACATCCCAATCCACTGAAAGCCTGTGTCTCCTCGATAATTCGGAGTGGGATTTCATTGGAGAAGGTGAGGCGCCCCCCTAGGGTCAGCTGGCTAGCGAACTGCACGAACCGAAAGGATATGGC